ATGGACAAATTTGACAATCTACAGACAAACAGCGAAAACAGGCAATATTACATTCCCATGGAGGTAACACCGGAAACCATCAAGGATTTTGGCATTGATCCGGCGGATGTAGTTTGGACGAAAATTGGAAATGAATCGAAAAAAGTTGTTATGGTTCCAGCAACCAAAGAACAATATTATGAATATATGCGTCCACTTTGGCGTGAGAATAAGCGTGAACAGCGTTTGAGCAAGACGGTATCATGCGAGGTGGATGATGTTGCAAATAAGGAAAGGTGTAAGGAGTGGCAGAAACGGTCGGTTTCCTTGGACGAATTATTCAATAACACCGAATACGAAGTTGCTGATACTTCCGACCTTGAAGCGGATGTTATGAAAAAAATGCTGATTGACGAACTGCACAAGGTGCTGGACGAGTTGGAAGAAATTGACCGTACCATTATGGATATGTATGGCACCGGTCATAGCGAAGCCGAAATCGGGCGGGTCATCGGCATGAGCCAGAAAGGTGTTAACAAGCGCAAACACCGGATTTTACTGAAGATAAAGACCCAAATGAGTAATTTAAAATAAGGAGCAAATCTCCGCCTGTTTCATCACAGCAGTATGTGGTGGAACAGGCTTTTATATTTTTTTAGCAATTATGGTTCTTAAAATATCGGCAGATGTCCTTTTACTTACAGAGGGGCAGAAAAGCCACTCGGAAGGGACGGTGTCAACATGACAATCCGATGCAGATCAGGCACAAAAGCAAATGGCCGTCAGGAACTCGACCGTGAGTTATCTGATGTACTTATTGCAATCAGTGTGGTGTCAAGGCGAATCGCTGACAGGTTTTTGGAAGTCAGCACAGATGAAACAGTGAAGAGAGAAGGAGACAATCCCAATGGGAAAAGAACACGAATTATCCATGCTCATTGACGAGCTCAAAAAATGTGGTGAAACATTGGTCGGTATTTCTGGCGAACTGGCTGTTTTTTTCAGCGGTGCGGATGCAGAAAAATCGCCTGCAAAAAAGGCTGATGTTAAGAAAAAAGCAGTCAGGGATCCTAAAGCCGGAGTACAGAAAGAAAAGGAACTCACGCTTGAAGATGTCAGGGCTGTTTGTGCAGATAAGGCCCGCCAAGGCTATACCGCACAGGTCAAGGCAATCATTAATCAGCATGGTGTGGGAAGACTGTCCGATGTAAACTCGGTAGAATACAAGACCCTGCTTGCGGAAGTGGAGGTACTTGGTAATGCCAGATAAACACGCAATCTTATCAGCCTCATCCAGCTACAGATGGCTGCAATGCCCGCCATCGGCATTGCTGTGTGCTAAAGCGGGCGATACCACCAGCGAGTTTGCCATACAGGGAACGGATGCCCATAGCCTTTGTGAGTACAAACTGAAAACCGCACTGGGGCAGAAGTCAGCAGATCCTACGGAAAATCTTACGTACTTTAATGAGGAAATGGCGGACTGCGCGGATATGTATGTCCAGTATGTGATGGAGCAGCTTGCGACGGTACAGGAAACATGTAAAGATCCGTTGGTGCTGGTTGAACAGCGACTGGATTTCTCCCAATGGGTACCGCAGGGTTTCGGTACCGGCGACTGCGTCATCGTGGCAGACGGAGTGCTTTCGATTAGCGATCTAAAATTTGGAGTGGGAATTTTAGTGGAAGCGGAGCGGAATCCGCAATTGATGTGCTACGCACTCGGTGCACTGGATTTGTTTGACGGCATCTATGATATCGAACAGGTATCCATGACCATCTTCCAGCCGCGCCGCGAAAACATCAGCACCTATACCATCCCAAAGAAAGAGTTGCTCTCCTGGGCAGACGATACGTTGAAGCCGACGGCAGAACTGGCGGCTCAAGGTAAAGGTGAGTTTAAGGCCGGGGAGCATTGCCGGTTCTGCAAGGTGAAAGCTACCTGCCGGAAGCGGGCAGAATATAACCTGGAATTGGCCCGGTATGATTTTACCATGCCATCCACGCTGGAAGATGAGGAGATAGAAGCTATTCTTTCCAAGGCGGATGCACTGGTATCCTGGGCAGGCGATGTTAAGGAATATGCGTTGCAACAGGCGGTCAGCGGCAAGGAATGGCATGACTGGAAACTGGTTGAAGGACGTTCCAACCGGAGATATGTGAATGAACATGTTGTGGCAGAAACTGTTGAAAAAGCCGGATTTGATCCGTATGAGCATAAGGTGCTAGGCATTACGGCGATGACCAAACTGCTCGGCAAAACAAAATTTGAAGACATGCTCTCGGGTTTCATTGAAAAACCGCAGGGCAAGCCAACATTAGTACCGATGTCGGATAAACGTCCGACCATGAATACGGCAGCTAGTAATTTTAAGGAGGACAACTAATATGTCAAAAAAATATGTGAATCTGACAAAAGTGATTACCGGTATCAACACGCGTTGGTCGTATGCCAATGTATGGGATCCAAAATCAATAAATGGCGGCACACCGAAATATAGTGTGAGCCTTATCATTCCGAAAAACGATACCGTAACCGTTAACAAAATTAAGGCAGCTATCCAGGCAGCGTATAACGAAGGAGAGTCCAAGCTGAAGGGAAACGGCAAGACCGTGCCAGCGCTTTCTGTTCTAAAGACGCCGCTTCGTAATGGAGATATAGAACGACCTGATGATGCAGCCTATGCCAACAGCTACTTTATCAATGCCAACAGTGCATCCGCCCCGGGCATTGTAGACGCAGGGTGCCAGCCTATTATCGAACGCAGTGAAGTGTACAGCGGTGTGTATGGTCGTGCTTCCATCAATTTCTATGCATTCAACTCCAACGGGAATAAGGGTATCGCCTGCGGCTTGAATAACCTGCAGAAGATTAAGGACGGAGAGCCGTTAGGCGGGAAAAGCCGTGCCGAGGACGATTTTGCAACCGATGCTGATGATGATTTTCTCGGCTAATCCATTAGCACAGAAATATATGGGAGGACGGCACAATTTAGCGCCGTCCTCTTTTTGAAAGGAGAACATGGATGATGGCAACAAAGAATATTTATCTTGTCTACGACAATGGCAATGCAGAGTTAAAGTGTGCAAACAGTACAATTTTGATAGATAGCGATTGCGTTGATAGGATTTCAAAGTATCAGTGGTCAGTAGGCAAACATGGTTATGCAACACATGGGGCCGGAAAAAATCAAATACTATTGCATCGCTTTATTGTTGGTGCCATTGGCTCTGACATAGTAGACCATATTAACCATAACAAATTGGATAATCGTAAAAGTAATCTGAGAATATGTAACAATCAGCAAAACACCATGAATCGTGGGAAACAATCAAATGGAAAGAATGATTATAAGGGGATATGTCTTACTTCGGATGGAAGATGGCAAGCGCAGATAGGGTATGATGGAGAATCAATTTATCTTGGACTCTATGATGATCCAGAAACTGCTGCAAAGGCATATGACCATGCTGCAAGAATGTTTTTTGGGAACTATGCGTATTTGAATTTTCCGAATTGCACCGATGCAATAAAAAAAGAAATCAAGCATTTCAAAAAATTAACTGAAATAGATGTGCAGAACATACGTCATCTTTATAAGCATGGAGTGACCGTTTCTGAACTGGCGGATATGTATGAGCATTCATATTCAGCAATCAGTAGAATTATTAAAAACAAAACTTTTAGAAGAGAGGCTGCGCGTAGATGAGGTGTATTAATGTGGATTTAGAAACTTACTCAGATATAGATTTGGGTAAATGCGGTGTGTACCGTTATGCCCAGTCGCTCAATTTTGAAATTTTGCTGTTTGGATACAGTGTAGATGGCGGTGAAGTACAGGTGGTTGACATTGCCTGCGGTGAGAAGATCCCCCAGAACATTATAGAGGCACTGACCAATGATAAGGTTACAAAATGGAGCTTTAACTGTTCTTTTGAAAGAATCTGTCTGTCGGTATGGCTGCAAGGGAACTATCCGGCATATTTCCATAGCTACAGCATTAACGAAGATACGGTCGGTGATTATCTGGATCCGGCAGCATGGAAATGCTCCATGATATGGGCGGCCTATATGGGACTGCCCTTATCCCTTGCCGGGACGGGGGCGGTGCTGGGATTGGATGAGCAGAAAGTAAAGGAAGGAAAAGATCTCATCCGCTATTTCTGTATCCCCTGCAAGGCGACCAAGATCAACGGCGGCAGAACACGGAATCTGCCGGAGCATGACATCGACAAGTGGAACATGTTCAAATTCTATAACAAACGCGATGTGGAAGTGGAAATGTCCATACAGGCTAGACTAAAAAACTATCCCGTGCCGGATTTTGTATGGGATGAATACCACCTCGACCAAAAAATCAATGACCGGGGGATTGCCCTTGATAGGAAGGTGGTCACAAATGCGATTGCATTTGATGCAAAATCCAAGGCCGTACTGGTAGAAAAAATGCAGAAACTGACCAACCTTGATAATCCAAACTCCGTGGTGCAGATGAAGCAATGGTTGGCAGATCACGGGATGGCAATGGACAGCCTTGGGAAAAAGGTAGTGGCACAGGCTGTGAAAACAGCTCCACAGGCAATTGCTGATGTGTTAATTCTTCGTCAGCAGCTTGCCAAGTCTTCCGTCAAAAAGTATCAGGCAATGCAGAATGCTGTCTGCACAGATGGACGTGCAAGGGGAATGTTCCTTTTCTACGGTGCCAATCGCAGTGGCCGGTGGGCGGGCAGACTGATTCAGCTGCAAAATCTGCCCCAGAACCATATGCCGGATTTGGAACAGGCCCGCAGCTTGGTGCAGTGCGGCGATTATGATGCCATGGAACTGTTATATGATGACATTCCGGATACACTGTCACAGCTTATCCGCACGGCTTTTGTGCCGAGAGACGGCATGAAATTCGTAGTGGCGGACTTTTCGGCTATCGAGGCAAGGGTGCTGTCCTTCCTGGCAGGTGAAAAATGGAAATCAAAAGCATTTGAGGAAGGCGAAGATATTTATTGCTCGACTGCAAGTAAGATGTTTGGTGTGCCTGTGGAAAAGCACGGTGTGAACGGGCATCTCAGGCAAAAAGGAAAGATAGCGGAATTGGCCTGCATTGCAGAAGGAGAACTCGTTCTGACAAATCAAGGCCTTGTGCCGATTGAGGATGTCACAAAAAACCAATTGCTATGGGATGGAGAAAATTGGGTACAGCATGATGGCGTTATCTATAAGGGAGAAAGAGAGGTTATTGAGTATGATGGGCTTAGAGCAACAGCAGACCACTTTGTATGGGTCGAAGGGAAATCGCAGCCCGTACAGTTTGGAATCGCCGCCACCTGCGGCGCGCATCTCCTACAAACCGGGAATGGTAGGCAGACAATTCGGCTGGGTGAAAATAATATCGGCGGAAAAACGATGGAACAAGGCGATGAATCATCTAATAAGCGCATGGCTCGACTTTATGACATACGAAATGCCGGACAGCATCATCGTTTTACCGTATCGGGGAAACTCGTCCACAACTGTGGATACGGGGGTTCGACAGGCGCTTTGAAAGCAATGGGTGCGTTGGATATGGGCCTTGCAGAAGAAGAACTTCAGCCGCTGGTGGATTCATGGCGGTCAGCCAATCCGAATATCGTACGATTCTGGTGGGATGTGGACAGGTGTGTAAAAAATACGGTTCAGCGGCATGTGTCGACTGAAACGCATGGCATTCGCTTTGTCTATCAGAGTGGGATGCTGTTTATCCAGTTGCCAAGCGGCAGACATCTATCTTATGTGAAGCCGCGTATGGGAGAGAACCGTTTCGGGGGTGAAGCCGTTACCTACGAGGGGGTTGGCAGCACCAAAAAATGGGAACGCATTGAAAGCTATGGTCCCAAGTTTGTGGAAAACATTGTCCAGGCCATCAGCCGGGATATTCTTGCCTATGCCATGCGCACGTTATCCCATTATTTTATCTGCGGTCATGTCCATGACGAGCTGATCATGGAGTGCAGCATGGATGTATCCCTTGATTCCATCTGTGAGCAGATGGGCAGAACGCCGCCATGGATCAGCGGACTTCTCCTTCGTGCAGACGGGTATGAATGCAGTTTCTACAAAAAAGATTAAAAATATGGTTCTTAACATATAGGGTTTTGTCCTTTTACTAGCAGAGGGCAAAGCCCTACTTTTAGGAAAGGCGGTATTTTTATGAATAAGTATATTCCAGAGGACGAGGTTCCTGATTTTCGTGATTTCATATCACGTCTTTGTCCACAACATGACGAACTTCGTGAGTTTCATGAATCATTGGCTGATGCCGGACTTGTTACATCGAAAGATGAGGATGGGAAAGTGTGGATTGAATCTGTGGAATATGGCCTTTTCAGGCCGGAGTTTCTGGTTGCTTTCATGCGAATGCAAAAGCGTTTAACCAATTAGAGGGGGACCGATAGTATGTTTTATGTAAAAGAAAAGCTGAATGATACGGTAGGGATTTTCATTGAAATCAATGACGAGAATGTATTCTGCCGCTGCCCGCATTGCGGCTCAGAAGTACAGGTTGACCTGGCAGAGGTATTTGCCGATGGCAAGGTTGACCTTTTCGGTACATCGGTATTGTGTGATAGCTGCGGCAAAAAGCTGGCGGGAGGTAAACATGGTGGGTGTGAACAGACGTAACAGTGAAGGATATCCGGATTCGACCCCATACGAAGCCTTATCCCATATAGAGCAGGAAGTGAAGGCGGCAAGAGCATACAGACCTCTGGTATATGTATGCTCCCCGTTTTCAGGAGATGTGTCCGGGAACATTGCCAATGCAAGACGATACAGCCGCTTTGCGGTGGAGCAGGGGTATATCCCTATTGCCCCACACTTATTGTTTCCGCAGTTCCTTGATGATACCAATATAACGGAACGTGAATTGGGACTGTACTTTGGCAATGTACTGATGAGCCATTGCAGTGAGGTTTGGGTATTTGGAGACGTCGTATCAGCGGGGATGGATGCAGAAATCAGGAGAGCCAAAAGGAAAAATTACAAACTGCGTTACTTTGGCAGTGACTTAAAGGAGATGGTCCGATGAAGTTTACGTTATATACGGCAAACTGTACGGGCAATGCCAAGAACAGCATCTATCCGAATAAAGCTGATATTGCAAATGAAGAAGATTTTAAGGCCGCCATCTGCCGGGACCATGTCAGTGCGGAATATAAAAATTTCCATCGCTCCAATGCCGATTATATTGCAGGGAACGTGGACGTTATGGACTGTGACAATGATCACTCGGATCATCCCAAAGACTGGATATATCCCGATATGTATCCGGATATTTTCCCGGATGTTTCTTTTGTTGTTGTCCCGAGCCGTCATGATGGAAAGGTGAAAGGGAAAAAGTCGGCAAGGCCGCGGCATCATGTCTATTTTCCCCATCAACCGACTGCCAGTGCGGAAGATTGTTCAGCATTAAAAAAACGTATGTATGCGGCGGCACCCTTTTTTGATAAGGGTGCCACTGATGCGGCACGGTTTATGTATGGCTGTCAGTCCGGAAATATTATATGGCATGAAGGAAACCGAACCATAGATGAATTTTTAGACGAAAAAGCCTTCTCTCATTTTGGCAGGGAAACTATTACAGAAGGTTCCCGTAATAAAAGCATGAGCCGGTTTGCGGGAAAAATCGTCAAGCGGTATGGCGGCACAGAAGAGGCGCATCATATTTTTATCGAGAAATCGCAAAGATGTACACCCCCGTTAGCACAGGAAGAACTGGATACCATCTGGGACAGTGCCTTGAAGTTTGGCAGGGATCTGGCAAAGCAGGATGGATATATTTCACCGAAAGAATACAACAAAGAACCGGAGTGGGAGACGCCCATTCCCTTTGATGAGTATAATCTTCCACCTTTCCCGCTGGATGCCCTGCCAAAGGCGGTCGGTGATTATGTGGCAGCACTCTCGGAAAGCACACAGACACCGGTTGATATGGCGGCTACCGCAGCCATTGCAATCTTGTCCGTATGCATGCAGGGGAAATTCAAGATCAGGGCAAAGCCGGACTGGATAGAGCCTGTCAATATTTTTGTGCTGAATGTCATGAATCCATCCGAACGTAAATCCGCGGTCGAAAATGCCATGATACGGCCCTTAAATGTATATGAGTCAGAGCGGAATGTGCAGAATGCAGCGGCAATCGAAGCCAGCAAAATGCAGAAACGGATACTGGAACGCAGGCAGAAAGTGCTGGAAGATCAGGCATCTAAGGGCAAGGCGGATGCGGAAGCAGTCCGAAGAATGGCAGAGGAGATTGCAGGATACAAGGAAATGAAGCCGATGAAGCTGTATGTGGATGATATTACCACAGAAAAGCTGACGTCTGTGCTTGCGGATAATAACGGACGGGCCGCAATTCTATCCACGGAAGGCGGGATTTTTGATACGCTGGCAGGTGCATATTCCAAAACCGTCAATATTGACGTTATGCTGAAAGGCTACTCCGGGGACAGCATCCGGGTGGATCGTATCGGCAGGAACAGTGAAAGCATTATGAATCCGGCACTGACGGTGCTGCTTATGGTACAGCCAAGCGTCCTTTCCGGCCTGATGCAGAACGGCGTCTTCCGGGGGCGGGGGCTGACAGCACGGTTTTTGTACTGTATCCCGGCATCGTTTGTGGGAAAACGGAAATACCGTTCCCGGTCTGTTCCTGATGGCGTGTACCGGGAATATGAGCAGTGCATCCGGAATTTGCTGGAGGATGAATGTGAAAACGGGGAAGAAATCATCACCTTATCGCAGGAGGCGGATGTGCTGATAGAAGCCTTTGCCGAAAGGCTGGAGCCTGAATTAAACAGAACCTACGCGGACATTGTGGACTGGGCGGGAAAGCTGGTGGGCAACATTCAGCGTATTGCAGCCCTGTTGTGTCGGGCATCCGTATGCAGGAACCATGACTTTTTAGTTGCACCGGATCCGCTTATGGTGGACGGAGAAACCATGAGAAACAGCATCCGGATCGGAGAATACTTTATAGAACACGCAAGGGCGGCTTTTATGCTGATGGGAGCTGACCCGGTTATCAGCCAGAGCAAGAAGGTGATGGATGTGGTAACGAAAAATGGGATGACGGAATTTACACGCAGGGACATGATGAGACTCTGCCGCAATTTCAAGAAAGCAGAGGATGTGCAGCCGGTCTTAACACAACTGGTGGATTACGGCTATATTGCACTGAAGGAAAATAAAAACTATTCGGGAAAAGGAAGGCCTCCTGCGCAGACATATCTCGTCAATCCACATATGTACGAGCAGTGACTTTTGTCCTTTCTGTCCTTTCTGTCCCTATACCGTATGTGAATATATGGGTATATGTGTCCTTATAGTAACAGATACATATAGATACATATTTTTACTTATATTTATATTTATATTTTCATTCTTACACGCTATAGGACAGTGTGACAAAAAGGACAAAAATAGGAAGACTTTCAATGATGATATGAGAGATATGTGGGAAGGAGTATGTGAAATGCGAGAAAAAGTGATTGAGCAGAAACTTGCAGCAGCAGTAAAACAAGCAGGCGGTATGGCACTGAAGTTTGTCAGTCCAGGCTTTGATGGAATGCCGGACCGCATCATTTTATTACCTGACGAACACATTGCCTTTGTGGAAGTAAAAGCGTCGGGAAAGAAGCCACGTTCTCTTCAGATAGCAAGGCATCGCCTGCTGCGGAAGTTGGGGTTTCGCGTTTATGTTATTGATCATGCAGACCAGATCGGGGGGATGTTGGATGAAATTCGAGCCACATGAGTATCAGCAATATGCTATCCGATACATAGAGAATCATCCCACGGCGGCGGTCCTGCTGGATATGGGACTTGGCAAGACCGTTATTACACTGACGGCGATCCAAGACCTTTTGTTTGACAGCTTTGACGTCCATCGCGTTCTGGTGATCGCCCCGCTGCGTGTGGCGCGGGATACATGGCCGATAGAGATGAGAAAGTGGGACCACCTTGCGATTCTGACGTATTCCGTGGTGGTCGGCAGCGTGGCAGAACGAAAGACGGCGCTGGCAAGACAGGCGGACATATATATTGTGAATCGTGAGAATGTTTCATGGCTTTGCGAACAAAGCGGCTATCCGTTCGACTTCGATATGGTTGTCGTGGATGAGTTGTCATCCTTCAAGAACCGGCAATCGAAACGGTTCCGGTCCCTTCTGAAAAAGCGTCCTTCTGTAAAACGAATTATCGGTCTGACAGGGACCCCTTCTTCAAACGGTTTGATGGATTTATTTGCCGAGTTTAAGCTGCTGGATATGGGGAAGCGGCTTGGCAGATTCATCGGACAGTACCGCAGCGCCTACTTTACCCCGGACAAGCGGAACGGGCAGGTTGTTTTCAGCTACAGGCCGCTGCCGGGAGCAGAGGACGAGATATACCGGAAAATATCGGACATTTCTATTTCCATGAAATCCACGGATCATTTGCAGATGCCGGAATTCATTAGCAGCCAGTATGAAGTGCAGTTATCTGACGCGGAACGTAAACGGTACGAAGAACTGAAGAAAGAGCTGGTGCTGCAGCTGCCGGACGGCGATGTCACAGCCGCCAATGCCGCAACCCTCACGATAAAGCTTTCCCAAATGGCAAACGGTGCGATCTATTCCGATGACGGGACGGTGCTCCCCATTCATGATCGGAAGCTGGATGCCTTGGAAGATATCATCGAAAGCGCCAACGGCAAGCCGGTGCTGGTGGCTTATTGGTTCAGGCATGACCTGTTACGGATCCGGCAGCGGTTTACCGTGCGGGAAATCAATACTTCGCAGGATATAGCGGATTGGAATGCCGGTGCGATTCCCGTTGCGGTTATTCATCCGGCATCCGCCGGACATGGACTCAATCTGCAACAAGGCGGTTCCACTCTCGTTTGGTTTGGACTAACATGGAGTCTTGAGTTGTACCAACAGACCAATGCCAGACTCTGGCGACAAGGGCAGACAGCCGGAACTGTGGTCATTCAGCACATCATCACGAAAGGGACCATCGATGGACGCATCCTAAAGGCCCTGAAAGAAAAAAACAAAACCCAGGCTGCACTGATTGATGCAGTCCGGGCCAGCTTGCAAGGAGGCAGCCTATGAGTGTTATCTGGAAGTACCTGAATAAACGGAGCGGCGCCATTGATGCTATCAGAGATTACGACAGTATGCAGTTCATCATCGAAAATACCAGTGAGGACATCAAGCAGGCATACGCTGCCATGACCAGCCTGCATCCGTCCAGCTTTGATGGGATGCCGTACTCCAGCAATCCGCATGCAGCAGAAGATCATATCATCTCCGGCTTGGCGGACATTGACATCCTGAAGGAACGTTATCGGCAAGCAGCAGAGTACATGGCCTGGTTCCAACCTGCATGGGAAAAGCTGAGCAGCGACGAGCAATACGTGCTGCAAACCTTTTATGCCGATGAGGACGCACAGACGAGTGCCGTCTATGCCATTGCTGACCATTTCCACATCGAACGGTCTTCTGCCTACAAAAGGAAGAATCGTGCATTAGCTAAGTTTGCCATCCTTTTGTTTGGAAAAACATGATGTCCAAAATCGCGGACGCATTTACCTGTTTTGCGTGGTATACTAATAGCATGAAAGAATGTGAGAGAAGCCTTCGAGGGAGAAATCCTTTGGAGGCTTTTGCTATGTCTGGAGATGAGAACCTTGCCTTGGAAACCAAAGAAACCGTGTGCCTATCCCGGTTGCAAGGAGCTGACCGTGAACCGCTATTGCGAACAGCATCAGAAGCTGATGGACAAACATTATGATACCTATGAGCGTAGTCCTGTCAGCAAGAAACGGTACGGCAGAGCATGGAAACGCATCCGGGACCGCTACATCGGAAAGCACCCCCTGTGCGAGATGTGTCTGAAGAACCACAAGACCACTCCGGCAACGGAGGTGCATCATATTTGTCCTCTATCCCGCGGTGGTACCCATGACGAGGATAACCTCATGGCGCTGTGCAAGCCGTGCCACTCGAAGATAACCGCCGAGATGGACGACCGCTGGCATCATGCCAAAAAGGAATACCGCTATGAGTGACTACGCTCCGCCGGGAGGGGCGGTCCAAATCGCTGGCGCGCCAAAATGCTAGACCGGTGCTGGGGTCACACGCACAAAAATTGCGGTTCAAACGGGGGATTTACCGCATGGGAAAGGAGTTGAACAGCCATGGCCAAGGACGGAACCAATCGCGGCGGCAGACGGATCCGTGCCGGGGACAAGCCGGAGGCGCTGGCCGATAAAATTGCCAAGGGAAAAGCAGCCACCATTATCGACCTGCCGACGCCCACCTTAGAAGGGGCGGAGTTACATGATGCTGCAGATCTTACCGGCGAGGACATGCCGAATCCCAGCGACTATTTGTCTGCCCGGCAGCGGGACGGTAAGCCGCTCGGTGCGGACGACCTGTTCCGTCAGACCTGGCAATGGCTAAAGGACCGCGGCTGCGAACGGCTTGTCAATCCCCGGCTGCTGGAAGCCTATGCCCAGGCATTCGCCAGGTATATCCAGTGCGAAGAAGCCATCAGCACCTATGGACTGCTCGGCAAGCACCCCACGACCGGCGGTGCGATTACCAGTCCATTTGTGCAGATGAGCCAGTCATTCCAGAAGCAGGCGAACCTGCTCTGGTATGAGATTTTCGATATCGTCAAGCAGAACTGTACCACAGCATTTGTAGGAAGTCCGCAGGATACGATGATGGAACACCTGTTGCAGGCACGGAAAGGAAAATAATTATGGAATTGATCAAAAAGAACATACAAGACCTTATCCCGGCAGCCTATAACCCGAGAAAAGATTTGCAGCCGGGCGATCCGGAATACGAAAAGCTGAAACGCTCGTTGGATGAGTTTGGCTACGTCGAGCCTGTCATCTGGAACAAGCGCACCGGCAACGTGGTCGGCGGACATCAGCGTTTGAAGGTGCTCCAGCAGGAGGGTATTTCGGAAATCGACTGCGTCGTAATCGACATGGACACCGAAAAGGAGAAAGCCTTAAACATCGCCCTCAATAAAATCAGCGGCGACTGGGATACGGATAAATTAGCGCTGCTCATTACCGATCTGCAGGGCAGCGACTTTGATGTATCGCTTACCGGCTTTGATCCGGCGGAACTGGATGACCTGTTCAAGGCCGATATAAAGGATGGTGTGCATGATGATGACTTTGATGTGGATGCCGAGCTTAAGAAACCGGTGTTTTCCAAGGCAGGTGATGTGTGGCAGTTGGGAACACACCGTCTGCTCTGCGGCGACAGCACCCAGCCGGAAACATACCAGCGATTGCTGCAGGGAACGCCGGTCAATCTGGTGGTCACTGATCCGCCATATAATGTCAACTACGAAGGCCGGGCCGGAAAAATCAAGAACGATCACCTGCAGGACGACAAGTTCTACCAATTCTTATATGATGCGTTTTCCTGCATGCACACCGTCATGGCAGACGATGCCAGCATCTATGTGTTTCACGCCGACACCGAGGGACTTAACTTCAGGAAAGCCTTCTCGGATGCCGGTTTTTATTTATCCGGCTGCTGCATCTGGAAGAAGCAATCGCTGGTGCTGGGACGCTCTCCCTATCAGTGGCAGCACGAGCCGGTGCTCTACGGCTGGAAGAAAAAAGGGAAACATGAATGGTACACCGGGAGAAAGGAATCAACTATATGGGAGTTCGATAAACCCAAAAAGAATACGGACCATCCCACCATGAAGCCGATCCCGCTTTTGGCCTATCCCATCCTAAATTCCAGCATGACCGGCTGCACCGTGCTGGATCCATTCGGCGGCAGTGGCTCGACGCTGCTGGCCTGCGAACAGACGAAGCGACGCTGCTATATGGTGGAGCTCGATGAGAAGTTTTGTGATGTGATTGTGAAACGGTACATTGAGCAGGTTGGCTCGAGCGAACAGGTAACCGTGACACGGAATGGAAAGACCTATACCTATACTGAAGTGGAGGCAACATGATGCGTGTATTTATCAACCCCGGGCATGACCGGGAACGGGACAGCGGTGCGGTGAATTCCAATACCGGACTACGGGACTGTGATGTGGCTGCTGCAATTGGGGAATTAGTGAAAGGGTACTTGGAGTCGGCAGGCTGCGAGGTGCAGCTCTTGCAAAGCGATAACCTGGCCGGGGAAACACCGGAGCTGCCCTGTGTGGTGGATACGGCAAATGCCTGGCCTGCCGATGTATTCGTCAGCCTGCACTGTAATGCCGACAGCGGCTGCGCCCGTGGTACAGAAACACTTATCTATGCCAACAACAGCGGCCAGTCTCCGCAGCTTGCCGCCTGCATCCAGTCGCAGATCGTACAGAGCCTTGGCACGGTGGACCGCGGCCTGAAGGAACGGCCCAACCTGATTGTGCTGAAGGACACCACAATGCCCGCCGTCTTAGTAGAAACAGCTTTTATTGATAACAACGATGATGCCGCGCTGCTTACGAATAACGCGGATGATTTCGCCCGGGCGATCGCTCGCGGCATAACAGATTTTGAAGGGAGATAGAAAACAATGGATATCGAAACGATTAAAAATGAACTCAAGGAACACATTCTGGACTCGGTGCAGGAGGATGCCAAAAATGCTACCATTTCCTGGCTCCATACAACGGTGCTTCCGGCAGCCAAGGAAGTGGCGGATGCCTACACAGCCGCCTTGCAGGAATCTGCCGGTAAGGAAACCGGCTGGAACAAATTCCGTGACCAGTGCTTCCTGCCGACGCTGATTGATGGCGGCCTGTGGCTGACCGGAAAACTGCTCGGCAAAATGGCGGCAGTACAAGAATAATACGTGTAATTTATGGTACAACCCCCTTGCTATAATTGTTGGTTAGAGTGATATATGTACATGACAAAAAAAGAAAGGGGTTTTCTACCATGAAAATACTATACCATGCACAAGGAAAAACACGTAAGGAACTGGCGGATGCCATCAGCACCATTACCGGAGCCGCCAAAGTGTATCAGGGGATTCCCAGCTATGCCTATGAGATTGACTGCTTCACGGTCGACCGCGACGGCAACCTTAATTTTGATGACGGTACAGAAACTAAGGATTTGCTCGAGAAACTCGATGGCATGGGATTCCATGCAGAACCAACCGAGCCAATAGGAAAAGAACCTGACGATTCGGCGTCTAAGCAGGAGAATATAGACGACTTGGTGATTGCCATGCCGCGCTCTTTCTTCACCGATACGGCACTGGAAAACCTGAAGAAGCTGATTCAGGCCAAGAGCAGCATTATGTTAAAAGTTTTCCAAACTGATGTGCTGCGGATGCAGGTAACGGAGGATAAAGTGTTATTCCCCTGGTTTACCGGCTGCCCGGATGCCGATACGGTTAAAGCCTACACCCATTTCATTACGGCTCTCTGCCATCTGGCTAAAAAGCAGAAACGGGTGCTGGCAACGGAACACCCATCCATCAACGAAAAATATGACTTCCGTTGCTTCCTGCTCCGGCTTGGCTTTATCGGTACGGAATACAAAGATGAACGGAAGCTGCTCCTGCAGCACCTTTCCGGTTCCTCGGCCTTTAAAAACGGCAGAAAGGAACATAATGATGAGATATCCGAATAAGGAGCGGCTGGAACACCTGCGCAGCACATATCCTGCCGGAACACGGATTGTACTGGCGCAAATGGATGATGCCCAGGCTCCACCGATCGGCACCAAGGGAACAGTCGTCGGTGTGGATGACACCGGCAGTCTGCTGGTGCATTGGGATAACGGCAGTACGTTGACTGTGCTGTACGGCATAGACCGCTGCCTTACAATCAGAAAGAAATAATTACACAATATCATAATTTGTACACCAAGACTGCCAACCTCGGCGGTCTTTTTGTTGCCGCAAAGGAGGTGACGCTGCTTGCGAAAATTGAAACGCTATCGATCTACAAAATTCAAGGCCAAGGATTCCAAATACAACAAAACCATGGCGGACTATGCCGTGTCCTTTATCGAATGCCTCTGCCATACCAAGGGAACCTGGGCCGGAAAGCCGTTTGAGCTGATCGACTGGCAGGAGCAGATTATCCGCGATGTGTTCGGCATCTTAAAGCCGAACGGCTATCGGCAGTTCAATACCGCCTACATCGAGATTCCCAAAAAGCAGGGCAAGTCGGAACTGGCGGCAGCGGTAGCACTCCTCTTATGCTGCGGCGACGGAGAACAGCGTGCCGAAGTGTATGGCTGCGCTGCCGACCGCCAGCAGGCATCCATTGTCTTTGAAGTGGCGGCGGATATGGTGCGGATGTGTCCGGCCTTATCCAAACGGGTGAAACTGCTGGCTTCGCAGAAGCGGATCATCTACCTTCCCACGCACAGCTTTTATCAGGTATTATCCGCCGATGCCTACAGCAAGCACGGTTTTAACGTAAGCGGCGTGATTTTCGATGAGCTGCACACGCAGCCGAACCGAAAACTGTTTGATGTCATGACTAAAGGCTCCGGCGATGCCCGGACGCAGCCGTTGTATTTCCTTATTACGACAGCCGGAACGGACACCCATTCCATTTGCTATGAAACCCATCAAAAGGCACTGAATATTATCGCAGGCCGGAAGATTGATGCCACCTTCTATCCGGTGATATACGGTGCCAAGGATACGGACGACTGGACGGATGTCAAAGTGTGGAAGAAGGCCAATCCCTCGCTTGGCATTACGGTCGGCATGGACAAGGTCGAGGCGGCCTGCGAATCTGCCAGACAGAATCCCGCCGAGGAGAATGCCTTCCGGCAGCTTCGCCTGAACCAATGGGTTAAACAGGCAATCCGCTGGATGCCGATGGACAAATGGGACGCCTGTGCGTTTCCCGTACAGCCGGATGAACTGAAAGGCCGTGTCTGCTACGGCGGGTTGGACTTATCCTCCACAACGGATATTACAGCCTTCGTACTGGTATTCCCGCCGCAGGATGAAACAGACAATTATGTCGTGCTTCCCTACTTCTGGATACCGGAAGAAAATGTATCGCTTCGTGTCCGGCGGGATCATGTTCCTTATGACGTATGGCAGAAGCAGGGATTCCTGCACACGACGGAAGGAAACGTCGTTCATTACGGCTACATCGAAAAGTTTATCGAAACCATGGGCGAACAGTATAACATCCGCGAGATTGCCTTTGACCGCTGGGGTGCGGTGCAGATGGTGCAGAACCTCGAGGGTATGGGATTTACCGTCGTACCGTTCGGGCAGGGGTTCAAGGATATGAGTCCGCCCACCAAGGAACTGATGAAGCTGACGCTGGAAAAGAAGATCGCCCACGGCGGCCATCCGGTACTGCGTTGGATGATGGACAATATCTTCATCAAATCCGATCCGGCGGGAAATATCAAGCCAGACAAGGAGAAATCCACCGAAAAGATCGACGGTGTTGTGGCTACAGTTATGGCACTCGACCGTGCCATCCGCTGCGGCAACGACAACAGCGAAAGTGTATATGACCAAAGGGGAATTTTACTTATATAAAAAAAGAAGCCCTTTTTATATAAGGACTTCCTTTTAGCAGGAAAAGAATTAATGAATTTCTTCAATTCGGCTGACAATGTGCATTGTAGCATTTCCGGTTTGTTCATAACAGGACGAGGACGAGAAATATTTTGCACCAAGTGTTTTGGGAAGATCCTTTTGCTTCGTAGGCTCAAATCCAAATGGTGCTAGTATTGTCTTAAGCATACGTCCGATAACAGTCCGTGTGAACTTGTCATTCAAGTCAATAGTAGGGTTAGCCTTATTGTCCATCAAGTGTTCAATTGGCAAGGCGCATGCAGTAAAGGCAGGTTGATTGTGTTGGCATGTTGCAATCGTGTTAATGATAGTAGCGTCATCATTAAGAAGATTAAATATTGCAATCGCGTCCACGTTTCCTTTGAATTTACTGCAGTTTGGGTTTTGAGTAAGAAAATCATCATATTTTGCTTTTGACATTATGAATCCCCCTTCTTAAACTAGTTAATTCACGCACGTATATTTACATGCTTTGTTTTACATATGTAATATAACATATATGGAATAGGATGTCTAGTGGAAAGGATAAAATTTTATGAAATTTTTTAGTAAACTGTTTCGTTCACGTGACAAGCCGAAAAACTACCTGTCTACGGCCTTTACGTTCCTGTTCGGCCCGACCTCTTCCGGCAATGTAGTGACGGAACGAACCGCCATGCAGACAACGGCGGTCTACGCTTGCGTCCGGGTGCTGTCCGAGGCTATCGCCGGACTGCCACTCAATCTGTACCGTTATACACCGGACGGCGGCAAGGAAAAGGCCATCAACCATCCGCTATACAATATTCTCCATGATGCCCCTAATCCGGAAATGACGAGCTTCATCTTCCGGGAAACGCTCATGAGCCATCTTCTCTTATGGGGCAATGCCTATGCACAAATCATCCGGAACGGCACCGGGCAGCCGATTGCATTGTACCCGCTGCTGCCCAGCAAGATGGATGTCAGCCGGGCCGCGAACGGTCAGCTTATCTACACCTACTCCAAGGATTCGGACGAGTTCGGTGCGGATAACCGCTGCCAGCAGATTATCTTGTCGCAGGACGAGGTGCTGCATGTTCCGGGGCTTGGCTTTGACGGACTCATCGGCTACAGTCCGATCGCCATGGCCAAGAACGCTATCGGCATGTCGCTGGCAGCCGAGCAGTACGGTGCGTTATTCTTTGCCAACGGTGCTACACCGGGCGGCATTTTGGAGCATCCGGGCATTGTGAAGGATCCGGTCAAGCTGCGGGAAAGCTGGCATGCCCAATTTTCCGGCACGAACCGGCACAATGTAGCCGTGTTGGAGGAAGGCATGACCTTCCAGCAGCTATCCATCCCGCCGGATCAGGCGCAGTTCCTCGAAACACGAAAGTTCCAGATCGACGAAATCGCCCGTATCTTCCGGGTACCGCCGCATATGGTCGGAGATCTGGAAAAGTCCACCTTCTCCAATATCGAGCAGCAGTCGCTGGAATTTGTCAAATATACCTTGAATCCCTGGTGTGTCCGCTGGGAGCAGGCCATGAATCAGCAGTTGGTGCTACCGTCGGAACGCTCGCAGGTCTTTACGAAGTTTAATGTGGACGGTCTGCTGCGCGGCGACTACCAGAGCCGCATGAACGGCTATGCGATCGGCAGGCAGAACGGCTGGCTCTCCGCCAACGACATCCGGGAGCTTGAGGATATGAACCGCATCCCTGCCGAACAGGGCGGCGATGCGTATCTGGTCAACGGCAATATGCTGCCGCTGGATCAGGCAGGAAAATTTTATACCGAAAGCGAGGGAAAAAACCAATGAAGAAATTCTGGAACTGGAATACCGCCAATGATGCCGGACGCATCCTTACCATTGACGGTACCATTGCCGAGGAAAGCTGGTTTGATGACGAGATAACGCCGAAGCTGTTTAAAAACGAGCTGACATCCGGACAGGGCAATGTCACCTTGTGGCTGAACTCGCCCGGCGGCGACTGCGTAGCAGCCAGCCAGATCTATGCCATGCTGATGGATTATGCCGGACAGGTCCACGTCAACATTGACGGGATTGCGGCTTCGGCTGCCTCCGTGATTGCCATGGCAGGCACGAGCGTCAATATGGCACCGACTGCATTGATGATGATCCACAATCCGTTCACGATCGCCATGGGCGATACCGATGAAATGGAACGAGCCATCTCTATGTTATCCGAGGTCAAGGAATCTATTATCAATGCGTATGAATTAAAGACCGGACTCTCCCGCACCCAGCTATCCCATCTGATGGATGCCGAGACCTGGATGAATGCAGGAAAAGCAATCGAGCTTGGTTTTGCCGATACCGTACTGACGAACGATACAAACCATACCAACAACATGGCTTCTGCACAAAGCTATTCTTTTTCCCGGCGGCAGGTCACCAATGCATTATTGAACAAGGCCATCGCCAAGAAATCAAGAATGAAAACCGAATCACATATATCCGTAGCGTCGCTGCAGCAGCGGCTGTCGCTCTTAACACATTAAATGGAGGTACCAATATGAGTAAACTATTAGAACTGCAGGAAAAACGCGCCAATATCTGGGAGCAGGCCAAGGCCTTCCTGGATGAAAAGCAGACAGCCGGTGACACGCTTTCCACCGAAGATGCTGCCACCTATGACAAGATGGAAGCCGATGTCATGGCACTGGGCAAGGAAATCGACAGGCTGAAGACGCAGGCTGCCATTGATCTCGAATTAAGCAAGCCGACTTCAACCGCTATTGTGAACAAGCCTGCAAAGCAGGATGTTAAGCATGGCAGGTTCAGTGATGCCTATGCCCCCGCCTTTTGGGACAGTATGCGCGGCAAGTCCCGTCCGGAAATCCGGAACACCTTAAAGGAAGGGGCCGATCCCCAGGGCGGCTACCTCGTACCGGACGAATTCGAACGGACGCTGATCCAGATGCTTGCCGAGGAAAATGTGCTGCGCTCCCTGTCCCATGTGATCCAGACCGCCAGCGGTGACCATAAGATTCCGGTCGTTGCCAGCGAGGGAACCGCCGCATGGACGGATGAAGAAGCCGCCTACACGGAAAGCAACACCACCTTCGGTCAGGTGTCCATCGGGGCGCATAAACTGGGTACGCTCGTTAAGGTATCCGAGGAGCTGTTGAACGATTCCGCCTTCGACCTGGAAGGATATATGGCGCAGGAATTTGCCAGAAGGCTTGGCAATGCCGAAGAAGAAGCCTTCCTCACCGGCACCGGAACAGATCGTCCGTCCGGCATCCTCGTCGATGCCGCCGGTGCTTCGGATGGCTCGACTGCCGCCTCTGCTACGGCGATTACCTTTGACGATTTGATTGAGTTGTACTATTCGCTCCGTGAACCGTACCGCAAGTCGGCTACATTGCTGCTGCATGAAAGCACCGTCAAGGCCATCCGGAAGCTGAAGGATACACAGGGCCAGTATATCTGGCAGCCTTCCGTCAGTGCCGATGTGCCGGATAAGATCCTGAACTGCCCGGTCGTCACCAGCCGGTATATGCCGCAGATGGCAGCCGATGCCAAGACGGTGCTGTTCGGTGACTTTTCCTACTACTGGATTGCCGACCGGCAGGGCCGCACTTTTAAGCGTTTGAACGAATTATACGCGGTTACCGGTCAGGTCGGTTTTCTCGGCTCCCAGCGTGTCGATGCCAAAATTGTTCTGCCGGAAGCCATCAAGACGCTCAAACAGGCCAGCAAATAACAGAAAGAAGGTGGCAGCATGGCAGTAACACGGGATGAAGCCAAATTATACCTGCGTATTGATAATGATGTGGAGGATGCTTTGATCGACAGTCTGATTCAGTCCTCCACGACGACGGTGGAAAATGTACTGCGCCATCCGCTGAGCGACTACACCACATTGCCGGAGGACATCAAGACAGCCATTCTGTATGGCGTGGCCTATCTGTATGAGAACCGGGATACGGCGGACTTCGATGCCATGATCAAGCTCATGCGGGCCATGCTGTTTTCCTACCGGGATGAGGTGTTCTGATGGATATCGGGGAAATGAAGCAACGGATCGAGCTGTTGGTGGAAGAAGATGTCTCCGACGGGCAGGGCGGTTATGACAGCACCCTGGTCAGCAAGGGCAGTACATGGGCCAAGGTGACCAATATCCACGGCGGGCAGTATTTTTTCGCCGCAGCAGTCCATCTGGAAAAGGATGTGTCGTTTGTCATCCGGTACCGATCGGACATCACGGAAACATGGTTCATCAAGTTCCGCGGGCAGAAGTACAACATCCAGTTTATCGATAATGTAAAATACGGGGATCAGTATCTTGAAATCAAGGCTACCCTGGCGGGGTGATGCGAATGACATGGAATGAAATACGAATCGGGTGTGCGGCAGTCGGTGCCTGGCTGGGCTGGTTCATCGGCGGCTTTGACAATCTGCTTTATGCCCTGCTGACGTTTGTCTGCCTGGATTATGTCACCGGTGTGTTATGTGCCTGCCGGAAGCGACAGCTATCCAGCGAGATAGGCTTTATGGGTATCTGCCGGAAGGTGCTTCTTTTTGTACTCGTCGGTGTGGCCCATACGCTGGATGCGACGATGCTCGGTTCCGGCAGTGCGTTACGGACCGCCACCATCTTGTTCTACCTATCCAATGAAGGACTTTCCATTGTAGAAAATGCCGCACGGATGGGACTTCCCATACCGGATCGGCTGCAGGAAGCATTGAAGCAGTTACGAAAATAAAAATATATACCATTGGCCTGCTGGAGTTTCATCACTTTGGCAGGTTTTTTTTATTCTTCAATAGAATGTGAGTTAAAGGCCATCATAAAGATAGAATAAAAAAACAAAATTATATAAGCGAAATCATACGAAAAAATGAAAGTATTTTGAATTTGAGACATGTGTTATAGGACGATGATTCTATATTGGCTTATCTTAGATAATTAACTTTGTTAAGAATGATGGCTATACGTACAGTATTGAATGTGTTAAAATTTATTTTAAGCTATGTTGGGAGGACTTTTTTGAGAACCCAATTCTAACACAAAAAATTACCATGAATTTTATACTGGTAACTATTTTTTTAATAAATTTAACTTTTAAAATTCAAAAGGGGTGATATAT